TTGTATGGCGGTGAGGGCGGTGGCGGAAAAACGGATCTCGGTATTGGCATTGCGATTGAATGTCATAAAAAGTCCTTGCTGGTGCGCCGCCAGTACACCGACCTGACCGGGCTTACCGATCGGGCCAAGGAAATCAACGGCACCGACAAGGGCTACAACGGATCCTCCCCGCCACGCCTTAAAACCGTCAACGGCAAGATCATCGACTTCGCCGGCGTCGACAAACCCGGCGACGAGGAAAAGTGGCAGGGGCGCCCGCACGATCTACTCTATATAGATGAGGCGGTGCAGATGCGTGAGGCGGCGGTGCGCTTCCTGATGGGCTGGGTGCGCGATGCCTCCGATACGGGACAACGCACTCGAGTCATCCTGGGTTCCAATCCGCCGATCGACTCAACCGGCGACTGGATCATTGGCATGTTCGCTCCCTGGCTGGACACCAATTTCGCCAATCCCGCCCAACACGGTGACTTGCGCTGGGTGGTCACCCTGGTCGACGATGCCGGCAATTCATTCGATCATTGGGTCGATGGCCCCGAGGTGAAAATCCCCTCAGGTCGTACCGACGATGACGGCAAAGAGATATTCCTGATCCCCAAATCGCGCACCTTCATCCCTGCGAGACTGGCCGACAACCCGTTTTTGGCGGCCGATGGCAAGTACGCCGCCGAATTGGATGCGCTGCAGGAGCCACTGCGCTCTGCCATCCGCGATGGCAACTTCATGGCCGCTCGCAAAGACGCGGCCGACCAGTTAATCCCCTCCGAGTGGGTGTGGGCTTCGCACAATCGCTGGACCCCGGAAATCCCCAGGGGCATCCCGATGTGCTCGATCGGTGTGGATGCGGCCCGTAAGAAGGATGAAACCGTGCTCGCGCCGCGCTATGACGGTTATTATCCGAAACTGACCGCGGTGCCTGGGCACATGACTCCGCACGGAACGGACGTGGCTGCACTGGTCGTAAAGATACGCCGCGACGGTGCGCTGCCGGTGATTGACTGCGGTGAGATGAATGGCGCTGAGGCGCACGGTCACCTGGAGAGCAACGGCATCGAATGCGCCCGGCATGTGGGTGTGGATCCCTCAACCGCGAGGTCAAACTCAAAGCATCTTAAATTCTTCAACAAGCGTGCCGAGGTTTACTGGAAATTCATGGAAGCCCTGGATCCGAACCAGGATGGCGGCTCGCCCATTGCCCTGCCCGACGATCCCAAGCTGCGCTCCGACCTGACATCAATCAAGTGGAAGCTCACCCCGAACGGCATCAAGATTACGCCCAAGGATGAGATAGTGGCTTTGCTGGGTCGCTCTCCTGACCGCGGTGATGCGGTGGTGCAAGCCTGGTCATCCGGCGACCGGGCAGTGACCTCGATGCTGGAATGGCGCAATGATCAACGCGGGGGTATGATCGGCAAGCGCAAGGTTCCCAATGTCAATTTCGGACCCCGCAGAAACTCAATCAGGAGACACTGATGGCTGGCATGAAAAATACCATCCGCCGCATGTCCAGCGCCTCGATGGGCCATGGCTACAGAACCGCAGACGAGCGCCGCGCCGCGCAAAAGCAACGAGATAAGACCAAACTGGATAAAGTCTATTCCAGCGCCCAAATTCCCGACGAGGAAGAAATCGCCCGCAATGAGCGCCGCAAGGCTGCGCGCCGCCGCGGCTCCAGGGTATCGAACGTCCTCACCGAGGATGACACGCTCGGATGAGCATGAGTCCCAGAGATCTGATCGAACGCGGTGGACTGCTGTTCAACGAGCGCAAAGCCGCCACGACCCTGTGGCAGGAGCTCGCTGAGAACTTCTATCCGCAACGCGCTGATTTCACCCTGACCCGTTATATAGGCGAGGAATTCGCCGAACACCTGTATTCGTCCTACCCGATCATTGTGCATCGGAAACTCTCCTCGACCTTTGCCGCGATGCTTAGGCCCAGGGCTAAACCCTGGTTTTACATCGCCGTGCACGACATGGACGGTGTGACCAAGGCGGGCAAGGAATGGCTCGAGTGGGCCACCAAACGACAGCGCGCGGCCATGTACGATCGCAAAGCGCAGTTCATCCGCGCAACCTCCGAGGGCGATGCCGATTTTGCCCTGACCGGGCAATGCTGCATCTCCCGGGAAATCAACTGGCGCGGCAGGGGCCCGCACCTGTTGTACCGTTGCTGGCACCTGCGCGATGTGGCCTGGAGCGAGATGGCGGATTTGACGATCGGCGAAATTTACGTGAAGTGGAAGCCGACCATCAAGGAGCTCAAAGAGCTCAACATGAATTTGCACCACAATATCGAGAAGAAAAAAACCAACGTCAATCTGGCGAAAACCGATTGCATGCGCCTGGTCGTGAGCACCGACATTTATAAGGGCCAGACCCATCAGGGTGAAGGTTACCCGTGGATGCTGGTCTATCTCGATACGCTCAACGCTCACATCATGGCGGAATACCCGGCCATGTCCCGTGGATTCACGCTGCCGAGATGGCAAACCGTATCGGGTAGCCAATATGCCTACTCGCCAGCGACCGTGGCAGGATTGCCCGATGCGCGTCTGCTCCAGGCAATGTCGCTGACCTTGCTTGAGGCTGGGGAGATGAGCGTCAGGCCGCCGATGCTTGCGACCCTGGATGCGGTGCGGGGCGATGTACAGCTTTACTCCGGTGGCATAACCTGGTTGGACGCGGCCTACAACGAGAAAATGGGCGAGGCGTTGCGACCACTGACCCAGGATCGCCGCGGTTTGCCGATTGGTTTCGAGCAACGCGACAATCAGATGGCGATGCTCGCAGAAGCCTTTTACATCAATGAACTGACGTTGCCTGCGAACGATACAGAGATGACCGCCTATGAAACGGGGATACGGGTTGAGGAATATGTTAGAGCCGCACTTCCACTGTTCGAGCCGATGGAGCATGAATACAACGGTCAGCTTTGTGAGGATACCTTCGACGGTCTGTTACGGGCCGGCCAATTTGGCTCCCTCCAGGACATGCCGCCCGAGCTCCACGGCCGCGATATCCATTTCCGCTTTGAGTCCCCGCTACACGACGCGATCGAGAGAAAAGAGGCTTCCACCTTCCTTGAAAGCTCCGACCTGATTGAACGTGCCATGCAGCTCGACCCGGGTGCCGGCGCGGTTCTGAAATCATCCGATCAACTGCGAGCGGCCCTTGAGGGCATTGGCGTGGAAGCACGGCACATGCGCACCAAGAATGAAGTGGAAGCAATCAATGCCGCAAACGCCGAGCAGGCCCGTATGGAGCAGGAGGCAGAAATTGCCAAAACGGCAGGCGGTGCCGCGCGTGAATTCGCTACCGCTGAGGCCAAAGTCGCTGCATGATCAAAAACAGTGTTGAGGAGTGCCTGCCTAGTCCCGACCCGACCGATCACCCGGATTACACTGAGGCTGAGATTCAGGCGCTTCGGCGAGTGCATTCTGGCACGGCTGATGCCCGCCAGCAGGGCTTGTTCTTCGATTATATCCTCCGCGCTTGCGGTAAGGACGATCAGAGTTTTCGTCCCGAGTCCACACGCCTGAGTGACTATGCCGAGGGCAAGAGATCTGTGGCACTGAATTTACTGTGGATGCTCAAAAGCGCACCTACAAAGACTGACCCCGACAAAATATCCGCACGCTCAATAGGAGAACAAGGTGGCTGAAAATAATGACACATGGAAAGATGAGATTGCAGGCGATGGTGCTGATGCCGCTGCCAGGATGGAGGCATTGCAGGACTTCGACTCACCTGCGGCGCTATTCGATGCGCACCAGGGATTTGCTAATGCAAACTGGCGCGATGCGTTCGTGCCCGAGGACGACCCGGACGGTGCTGTGGCAAAGCAGATGGAGCGCTTCAATGCGCCAGCCGACTATGGAACCTCGTTTCGCGAGGCCCAGGCAACCTTGAGTTCCAGCAAGCAGGCGGTGCCACTGGGCGCGGATGCTACCGACGAGGACAAGACGCACTTTCGTACCACCAATGAGCTCCCCCTGGAGGTTGGTGATTATTTCAAGAACATGCCCGATGGCATAATCCTGGGCGAGAAAGATTTGGCGGTCGCCGAGGTATTCATGGAGGTTCTGCACGGAGATTACATCCCGGCCGCAACGGGTCACAAGCTGATTGCCGCGAGCAATAAGATGGAGGAGGAGGCCCAGGCCGCCGAGGCGGAGATGGACACCGCCCACAATAAGGAAACCACTGTTGAGCTGCGTGCTGAATGGGGCGGGGATTATCGTGCCAAAATCAATCATTTAGAGGCCTGGATGGGAAAAATCTTTGGCACGGAATCCAAAGATCAACTGCTCCATGGTCGCTACCAAGATGGTCGCGGTTTTATGAATGATCCCAATGTCCTCAAAGCATTATCGGACTTGGCGTGGAAGGACGATCCAATGGCACCGATCATCAGCACTGGCACGACTCCAGTGACCGCACTGAATGACGAGATTGCTGAGATACTGAACGTGATGAGAACGGATCGACCGCGCTACAATAAGGACCAGAAGATGCAGAATCGGCTTCTGGAGCTGAATGATATTAAACTCAAGCACGACGAAAAGGCAGCCTAAGGAGAGGAGCATGTCTGGATTGAAAGATTTGAGGACCCTGATTAATAAGGGCAGGTTACAGAGCAAGGCCAATAGCGGCCCGGGCAATCGAGGCGGTGGCCGAGGCGGTGGCCGAGGCGGTGGCCGAGGCGGTGGCCGGGAACGTGTACCCAGGGACCGTCATGCCGGCAAACCCGTAGGGATGAACAAGCCGCGGCTGGCGAACAACACCACCGTAGGTTCTGTTCGGTCACCCCTGGCGTAACATTATGGCGGAGAGCGCACCCATGAAAACGTATCGAGGCAATGCAAAGAGCTACGGAAACGTCCACTCGCCGATGGCCAAGAAGAAGAAAAAGAAGAAGGCCACCACGGGCGGGACGAAACATGTGGTTGCATCTAAGGGCGGTACGCTGTAAATTCGCCCTAACCACACAGGCCTGCCAACCTCTTTTTGAGCTCAGGCCGCTCCCCGGCTCCTGCCGGCTTAGCTTCGGCGCCGCAAGGTCAACCCGCAAGCCGCCAATCAGGCTAACCCGACAAGTGGAATAAACGGACTTTTATTCATTTGGAGGATAGGCCAATGGCCGAAACCGCGTTTCAAATTCAATACCGGCAGGAATTCATTGCCGGCTTTGAACAGCTTATTTCCCTGCTGCGCTCTTTCACGACCACAGAAGCGGTCATCAAGGGCAACCAGGCGACATTCCTGGTAGCAGATTCCGGCGGCGCAACCGCTAAAACTCGCGGCGTGAACGGATTGATTCCGGCGCGTGGCGACAACCTGACCCAGCCAGTCGCGACTCTCGTTGAGTGGCATGACCTGGTTCGCAAAACCGATTTCAATATCTTCGCTTCGCAGGGCAACCAGCGTGCGATCATGCAGCAGACCTGCATGGGGGTCATCAATCGTAAAATGGACCAGGATGTTCTCACCGAGTTGGCCACCAGCTCAGTAAACATCGGTGCTGCGGTAGTCTCAAGCACCTTGCGCGTTCTTCGCGCCAAAACGGTCCTCGGCAACAACGATGTACCGTGGGACGGAAACATCACCTTCACGATCACGCCTGCAACTGAGGCCTACATGATGGGCGAGAACGATTTTTCTTCTCGAGACTTCACCATGAATGGCCCATTCGATGCGGCTGATCCTGCCTGGCGCGATC